AACTTTCGAAAAATGAGCAAGAATTACGTTTTTCGTGAATTTGAGTGCGGTTTAAGTGTAGAAGAGACAGCAAAACTATGTTTTAAAAGTGTGAGGGCGGTCAAAGGTTGGGACGATGGAAAGCCCATACCGCCAGAATGCAAACGTCTGATGAGGATGACCAAGGGGAGGGAACTAGCCACCTCGGAAGCTTGGGAAAACTTCAAAATGCACAAAAACACATTAGAACTACCGACGGGGCAACTCGTAACACCACAAGAAATATTAACCGGAATAGCACTCCTAGAAATAGGCGCAGAACCGGACATGATGATCACCACTAGGATAATGAAATACGTCCGAGCACTAAGTAAGATTCGGAGAGAGTCGTTAGTACCATAAAAGAGAGGGTTTAAAATTGAAGATACGGGGGGAGACTTTCACCCCGTATTACTATACGGGATGGACGCGCCGCGTCCGCATTCCTCCTCCTCAGTTTTCGTCGTCGTCATTTGTCCTAAACGCTATCAAGAGAAATCAATCTCGACACTCGATTGATTTAGAGAACTATGGAAAAGATGAGATAGAGCCGACACTTAGAAGTGCCCTGGGCGTTTTTAATGGTCTAGCAGGAAAGGAGGGCGGCAGAACCCAAGTGAGTTTGGGTTGCTAACCGCGCCGATTAAGTGGGGAGGCTATCTTAAGTTAAGTGGGCGGCTTGGTGCCCCGTCGTCGCTCCGCAACTCCTTATCCCTGCGGGGCCAACTCGAAAGTAATAGAATGGTAAAAAAACTTCCCATAACGCCACCAATCAATCCACCCAACAACATATCAAAAAGATAGACATCATTCATAAGCTCAAGAGCAGCGACAAAATCATTTACCGTTACATATTCATCATTCATTAGAACCACCAAATAAAAGCGCAAACATAATCACACCACAGCAAGATAAAACCAAAACATAAATTTCACGCACAGTATCAACAAACCACATCAAAACCTCACATCAAAAAAGAGTTTTCACTCATCGCTTGACCTCGTAGAGAGCCAATACTGGCGACATCCGTCTCAATGGAATCATCACGACCACCACGGTCATTAGTAGATGGTTCGCACGTTATCAGGCTTTTAAGCTCACCTTGTTTGAGAACCATTAAGCATTCGTCCAATAGCTCAAATTGGACATCCACAGCTTCGAGATAACGTTTGTTGATTGAATAAAGCCCGTCGTCGGTATAGGCGTTAATCACCACATCAAAGTTAGCCGTTCTCAGGTTGATTCCGTTTTTCTGTTTAATGATCGTCTTCTTATGAAAACCAGACAGATAAGCAGATTGAAGTCCCTCAAAATAGAGAACATCCGTTACAGGAACAAAAGGAGAGCCGCTTTGCTGACTACTCGAATTAGCAACCCCACCGCTAGGTAAAACAGAATCCCCTTGAGCAGACGTCGAAGCCCGTCCAGCCGGAACAGATTCCAAATTTTGGCTGTTAGTTTTCGTCTCAAGTTCATCTGTTGAAACCTGACTTTCATCTTCAGTAAGTAAATCCATAGCGCCATAAATAAAATACACCGGACAAGCAATCATTAAGAACAAGGCTAGAAAGAATTTCGGAGAGCGAAACAGCGTATTCAAGCCACCTGATTTAGTAGCCGCACCCGTACCCGTAGACTTATAAAGTAGATGCGCTTCCAAAGGGATTTTTTGAGGGAATAAGTTTGCGTCTTTCTTTTGCGGAATGACTGGTTTAGTCACATTAGTAGGGTGTTTGTATATCCACGGCTTGCGCTTAGCAAAGAAAAAACCATCCCTATTTTTGTGAAAAAAAGCTTGCTCAGCACACGCCTTGATTGAGCTATCTATCTGTTGCCAATCGGGAGAGAGCAACTCAATATCCCAGTTGTATTTTCGATGACGCATAAAGCCCTCGTTATAAGTTAACGGGTAGATTATGCGACCATTTTTATCGTATTCAGCCACGCCTAAATCGTCTATCTCGCACGATTGCAACGTACTCAAATCCACAGGAACGTGGCGAGAATCGAAAAACTCCTTATAACCTTTAGGTAGGTTTGGAAGAAATTCTTCTAAAGGGCGGTATTTAATTTTTCGACCATCGAAGCCGATGTTTTTAGAAAAGATATCCTGACACTCATCAATAACAATGAGAGCGTTAAGAGGGCACCAACAGAAGAAATGCTGCCAGAGTTCAATACCAATTTCAGAGCGCGAGAAAATACGAATCAACTTAGCAGATGAAGGGAATTTAATATTCAAGCGCTTTTCAATTTCTTCTAAGGGCTGCATACCCTCAAAGTTGGTCACAACCACACGACCAGCCTTGAGAGCAGGGAGAATAACAAACCATGCCGTGTAAGCGGATTTATAAGAGCCATTGCCACCCGTTCTAATACTAATTGCCATTGTTGTTACCTCGACATTCTCATTACAAGTGCAGTAGTGGCACAATTGGCATAAATAGCCATCCCATCAGGCACTTTAAATAATATCCCCCAGTAACGAAGCTCAGAGGGGAGTAAGTTAAACAAATCAGAGAATAGGGAGCTAAAACCAATCTCATCTAATAATGTTGTCGCCACCAAATAAGAGATACGCAGAAACTCAATCATCACCATGAATTTCATTTTTATCCACCATGCTTGGAGCCACACAAAAGCCGCATCAAAATAGCTACCTGCATTACTGAAATAGTTAAGAATGGTCTCACCCATATTGGTGATGTATTGAAAAAACTCATACATTAGAAAGCCCCTCCGATTGCTCTTATCCCTAACAAGCCAAATACAAACAAAACCACCGCCCCGATGATTCCTGCGTTATCCTGTAACGCTGCCATAACTGCATTCTGTTGACGGACTACATTTCCGCGAACCGTGAGTTCGATGTTATGAGCGTTGTAATCACCGCCGTTAACATCAGACGTAAAGTTGAAGTAAGCGCGGTACTGGTTTAGCAAATCCTTATATTCATTTTTAAGGACAGTAATTTCAGCGTTTAAGTTGTGTAATTGGGTAGCTGAATAAAGGGGAACAACAGCACCACCACCGCCACCATCAACCATAGGTTTACCTAACCCCTCAATAGCATCGACCACATCACCAAAGCCCTTTTGGTTAGTTGATTCCAAGTCGCCAAGGTCATTGGATAGCTGACCAAAGCCGTTGTTTAAAAGGTTGTTTGCAGACGTAAGCAAGCCGTTGGTTTGATTACCAATACCAGACAACATATCTGACTGTCCTTTAATAGAGTTAGCCACATGGTTTGCATTATCGACAACCGTATCGGTATTTAAATCAACAGAAGCCTTGAGAGCATCAAGAGCTGATTTAGTTTCAGCTTGGTTTTTGTTCATGTCGTTATTGATGCCAGTTAGCTGAGAGTTGACATCCTTATTCATCGCCTTAATAGCCGCCAAAGTGTCACTAGTATCATCAACATCCGGCTCAGGTTTGTCAGGGTCAGTAGAGCCACCACCGCCACCGCCAGATGGTTTATCAGGGTCGCCTAAGTCGCCACCCGTCGGAGGGTCTATATCAGTATCACCAGAACATTCCGGCCAGTTTGGGGAAAAGATGGTACAAGACTCAGGTGGAGGAACGTCACACCAATTGTTTTCTGGCGTACAGCACATTCCGTATTCTGGATTCCAATCAGGATGATTTTCATCACATTTGTTTTCATCATCCAAACATGCAGGAAATGAAGGGGAACCCGGCTCACAGCCCTCAGATGGAGGTGGGGCAATATCGCAAGACATTCGAAAGTCAGGCGGGTCAACTTTATCATTACAAATAATTGTTGGAGAACCACCGTCAGCAAGACAGTTGGACTCATATTGATTCATTTCATTAATAGTGTCCTGACTATTACAAAACGAAGGAGGCGGCTCTGAATCTCTATAACCGTAAGAAACACCAATCGCATACTTACCAGTTGAATCATAAAGACTAGTGTGGATACGACCTGCGGAATCAGTATTTTCATGCGAATCTGCACCAACACAAGAGCCCCCTGAACGCTTACACGCCCAGATAGTGCCATAATCATAAGAACCACTAACACAGGCAAAATAAGTATCCACATCAACAACGTCACCGACAGAAAGATTACAACCACGAATAGAATAGGAACTAGTAGATGTAATCTCTATCGTCTTAGAAAAAGCATTAAACGAAACACTCAGCAAAATAACCAGTGACGCAATGCTTTGTTTAATACTCATTTGTATTCCTTATAAAAAAATAACGCCCCACTAGGAGGCGTTAATACCAGACTTAAAACCCCCAACGAATCCACCGAACATCGAGAGAGCGAAAAGTAGGGTGAGTATGGCGGTTAACGTCTCTTGCATAGTGATTACGAACGCATCGCGCCAATCATCATACGAAGACCAAAACCGATAGCCGCTAGACCAATCAGACCAACCACAACTAGCGTGTAGTTTGCTTGACCTTCAGTAACAGCCGTACCGATAGCCGCAGAATGGTCAGCAGCAAAAGTAGAGCCAGACGCTACCGCAGTAGCCAAAAGAACAGATAGTTTTTTCATAGGAATATCTCCAAAAGGTTTTACAGGATTAGGCTTTACCAAGCCCTTTAACGATTCGTCCGAGCACGTGACCGGACACAAAAGAGAGCAGCAAATAACCTGTTATCTCAGCGTAAAATGCTGCATCAATATCAAACTCCAAGTTTGCGCGAGTCGCCATCAACTGATAGTCGTCATTGCTCACCACTACGAACGTACAATTGGCTAACGGCTCGTAGGGGAAAGCTTTAATCGTTCCATCAGTGAGGATTTCCGCACAGACTGAGAGAGTCATAATTCGTCTTCTAACTGCGCAATTTTGAAATCAGTAACTAGGTTGCGCTGAGGGTTCTCAGGGTCAGGTTCGAGAGTCAGAACACACTTAACAGGGAACTGATTTTGAATTTTGTCGAACTCAGCTAGCAAAGCAGGGTTAGCCGACATAGGCATTTGACGCTGAGCCAAACCGTAGGCTTTACATTGACCCTTTGCCGACTTCCAACCCTGATTTGGTGTCAGGATATTAAGTTGAGCAAAGTTATATGGCGTATCATCCTTTTTGGACAAACCAACAGAATGCTCACAGCCAGCCACAACAACAGTAATTGTGTTACTCATTTCATTTACTCCAGATTGATTGCGTTTAAAGCCCGACCGACTGGAAAGTTAATCCGGTCGGGGATATCCGTAATATCCAAGCCGTCAGTGAGACGCTTGATAATTTTTTCATGCGAATTTTTTTCATCGGCATAAAGCTGAGACATTAAGTTAATCAACTTACCGTACTGAGTTTTCGCATGTTTGATTGCATTTTCTAACGTTGTTTGGAACTGAACTTTCACCGTAGGAATAGCAACAGGAACAACGCTAGGAATTAAAGTAGATAGAGCAGGGTATGCACCCGAAAAATACTGGTCACTGTTAGTAAGAACATCCAAAGGAATAACACGGTAACGGTTACCAATCTGAACTTCGAAACGATTCCAGTTTGGGAAGTCCTTACACTTAAGTTGTGCACCCTTATGGTAAGCGCGGAATATCTTCCCGTTCTCACGAGCACCTACATAGAACGTATGACCAGCATCAGGAACCAAACCGCATTTTCTACGGTCTTCAGTACTCATACCGCGACCACCCCAAAACTCGCCCCAAGATGGAGGCGTGCCGCGTGTAATGAATTCACCGTTACAGTAACGCTCTTTAATCTCATCAATCGTCACATTGCCTTGCATATCATCAAGAGCAATATCCACACGAGTTAATTTAGTGTGAGGCATCTGTTTAAGAGAGTATTGAAGCTTAGCCATATCAACGGCCTCGCAACCCTTACCAGAAAACGATACATAAAAGCCAAAGTTAGCCGCACCCCAAGCAACTAAACCAGCTTGAGTACCATTGCAAAGCAACTTAGCTGAATGACGATAACCAGAAAATCCGCCGCCTTTACGTTGGATTTCCCAATGATTACCCTCATAGCTGATTTCGTTTTGAAGTACCTCAAGAAACGATTCAACCTCGCCATGACAAAGTACGTCCAACATATCGATACCAATGTTAGAAATCAGATTGTCGTAACATTCTTTAAACGTCTTATCAGTCGCAATGTGTAAATCCGCGTCTTTCAATTCCTTATCAGCAGCAGCAAAGTACAAATCACTGTTAGCGAAGTCACTACGCTCATCACAGCCCAGAACGTTAGCCAAGTTTTCCATGAAGTAGGCGATTTGGGTTTTTTCACGATGAGCAATAGCCACAACGTTTTGTGATTGGAACTCGTTAATCTGAGAGATAGCGAAACGCTGTTTAGCCATTTCTTTGCAACGCTCAAGTAACTCAGGAGAGCCTGAAAAACTAACGAAGTCGATAATGGTTTTATTCATCGCAGTAATCCGCATCAAAAGCGCCAGACTCACGAAGCTCACGCTCGTTTTCATCAGTGATTTGAATCAATTCTCGACACTCACCACACGCAAACATGTACATTTCTTGTTTGGTTTTGAAGTACTCAGGTTGACCATCAATAGAACACCAAAAGCCGTCTGAATGATGCTCGAAGTAAACCGGACGTTTTTGAGGTCTATTAAGTTCAAAGGTCATTGCTAAGTCTCTATGGGGTGTCAGTATGAGATTTTTCATATAGTAAATATGAAATTTGTCATAGTGTAAATACGATAACTTTCATACAAATGATCTAGAATCAGAGTAATAACGTGATTTAAGGAAAAGCAAAAATGTACACAAACAAGTTGCTAGACGCCTATAAAGAGCAAATGAGATATGTGCAATACAAGCAAATAGCCCATGATTTGGGGATAAGCCCTCAAATGCTCACTGATGTGAGAAAAGGAAGAAGCTATCTCAACGAAAAACAAATACTTATGATTGCTGAGGCTATCGGCGAAGATAAAGAAAAGGCATTGGTCGGTTTAGCCATGGATAAGGCAAAAACTTACGAAGCACAGACACTATGGCACAGCATAGGAAAAAAGTTTAACGGGCTAGGATTATCAACAATAACAATGAGTTGCATGGCTTTTGCGCTGACTATTTTAGAGCAAGCAAAGTGCGCATTATGTATATTATGTTAA